CGGTCCCTGGAAATCACTCACAAGGCAGTTTTTGAACTGCGAAAAGATATATCACGGATCATCTTTTAAACTTGTGGCGCCTCAAGGTGCGGATGAACAGGATGATGCTATCGATTCGTGTGGGTTGGCAGTCGGTGCCGCACTGAATGACCAGTTATTTGATTTTGTTTACAGGAAATCTACTGCGATTAATGAAAGATTGAATACTTTAGCGAATGATCGGGTGATTAAGAGTGGTGAAGGTAGGAGTCGGAGTGGTACTGAGAAGCATATTAGTAATTATTAATTTGGGAAGGTGGGTATTATGAAAAAATATGAATTAGATTTTTGGTATTGGTTGGTTAAATATCTCATTCCGAATAAAGTAAAGTATTTTTGCTTTATGCATATCATGGCTTATGCAACCACAGGGAAGTATGGTGATACGGTTGTGCCGGAACTTACTGGAATGGATGCGATTAAACGATATGGCGATGATAAGGGTATATGAAATAAAATTAATTGACAAAGGAGAAAGAATGTTTATAAAAAGCTTTGAAGAAGTACAGAATGAAGTACATGAGATTGCAAAGGACAAAGGCTGGTGGGATCAAGACCGTAACGATGGTGAATTGATATGTTTAATGCACTCTGAGCTATCCGAGGCGCTTGAGGCTTTGAGAAAGGGTAATCCTGCTGATGAAAAGATACCGGAATTTACAAGTGAAGAAGCGGAATTGGCTGATACTATAATACGGATTATGGATTATGCCGGTAAAAAGAAGTTACGCCTTGCCGGTGCGATTATCGCAAAGAAGAATATGAATAAAACCCGGTCACATAAGCATGGCGGTAAATTGTTTTGAATAATAAACTTGGTTATGGGTTTATATCTGACCTTGATCTTCGTCATAGAGATTACCTGGTAGATGGAAAGTGGTTTATCACTCTTGCCCATTTAGATTATATCGCGAAAGACGGTGAGCCGTTCCGTGTACCCATAGGTATCAATACAGATTTTGCTTCTATACCGCGTGGATTACGTTGGCTTATCCCTAGAGTTGGCAAACATGATAAGGCGGCTGTCTTGCACGATTGGCTTTGTGAGTTTAAAGTGATTCCTCGTGATCAAGCTGATAAAATATTCTTAGAGGCAATGGTTTCTCTTGGTGTTAATCGGGTTAAAAGAAGGGCTATGTATATAGGCGTTGCTGGATATACTAAACTTTTGAGAAATAAGAAATGAACGAGTGGATAAAAGAAAAAGCGATTTGGTTGGCATTTGCATTTCTCCTATTTGTTGTTACGAGTATGTCTGGATACATTATCACAGGTCTTCAGGCGGCAAAAGAAAGTGTTCATAAACTTGAAAACGCAGATAAGACAAATACAATACAGTGGAAGAAGATTTCGAGTCAACAAGAGCATCACTGGCAAGACGCAGTCAGTCAATCTTATATAAACGGTAATATCGAAGGTCGGCTTAAATGCCTGGAATCAAAATGACAACTAGAAAATTCATATTATACTTATTCCTCTGCTGGATGGCCGGGTTATTATTCTACTGGTATTACATGATAGCTAGTATAAGCGAAACCGATATGCTCCGGTCATTTCGTGAGGAAATATCTGAGTTGAAAACCGAGATTGAATTACTGAGATATATCAATAACCACTCTACCTCAAATAATTTACTTGAAATTACAGAATAATTTTATAATATAACTGGCATGGCGCATAAAACACCAAAGACACCTGCGAGTAGTAGAAAAGCAGTAACGACAAAAGCTAAGAAGAAAAAAGGTGAGAAGTTTGAACCGTATATAACTAATAGTAAGATATTAGGGACCTTTGAATTTGATCTTCGCTCTCCTGATAAAGTCCTCGAACAGGAAGGGTTTAAATATTATAATGAAATGCTGTCTACTGATGCTCATGTGTATAGTGTGATTAATACTCGTAAACTCGGTGCGGCTTCTATACCCTGGCAGATAATACCAAAGGATAGTTCGCCTGAAGCACTTCTTCAAGCAAACTTTATATCTTTCCTTTTAAACGAAATCCCCATTGAAAACCATTTCTATGATATTCTTGATGCGATCCCTATGGGATTTTCCATGCACGAGATAATACCTTCTGAAAATCTTCAACGCGGTGAGTTTAAAGGTAAGATAATAATTGATAAGTTGATATTTCATACTCAGGAGTTATTTGTATTCAAGGCTAATAAAAAAATCGGGTTTGAAATGTTCTACAAGCCGAGTACCTTTGGTCAAGAAAAACCTTTACCGGAAAGTAAGATACTCCATGCGAACTTTGATTCAAATTCGCCATACGGAAAACCACTATTAGAGAAATTATATTGGTTTTATTGGTTTAAAAAGGAAACCGGGTTTAAATTTTGGGCCATATTCCTTGAAAAGTTTGGTGGTCCTACTGCCGTTATGAAATTTCCTTCTGGTGATACGTCATCTGCGTTACAAACTGCCGCGAATACCGCACTGGATGAATTACAGAATAGTACCGGAATATCTATTCCAGATTCGTTCCAGCTTGACTTCGCCAAAGTATCTCAAGGTGATGTCAGTTACCCGACCATGATTGATTATTGTAATGCGGAAATGTCCAAAGCTACATTAGGAGCCACGCAAACTGTGGAAGAAGGTAGACGAGGCTCATACGCATTGTCAAGGACTCATGCTGATGTTCGATCTGAATATAAGATCCATGATACCCGGGTACTTCGTAAAGCAATACAGACTCAAATTATTAACAGGTTTATAAATATGAATTTTGCCAATCCACTTCCTCCTTCAATCAAATTCCAATATCCAGAGTTACCAGTAGAAGCACCTATACGCGGTGAACGCTAATGGCTAATTACTCAATAGAGGAAATTGCCCAGGCCAAAGATTATTACCTTCAAGGTTTTTCTATCCGTAAGATCGCTGAAATGATGAACATTCCTGCTCATTGTACGGTTGATCAGTGGAAGAAGAAATATAACTGGAAGAAATCTGCACCTGATTATCCTATCGTTTCACTCAAAGCGCAATTAACCCGAGTTACAAAGATGGTTGATGTGCTTGAACCTGCGCTGGAAAATACGGACATATTAAAACCCACGCCTGAACAAAAAGAATTACTTGCGAATTTTCGTAGGCTCTCTGAGTTGCAACTCAAACTAATAAAACAACTTGGAGCCCTGCAACCTATTGACCGTAGAGCCGCGAAAAAGAACATATTCCTCTAAAAACCATGTAATTATTACACGGTTTTCGTATTATTTTCTTGACAAATCAGAACTGTTCGTCTTTATTCATATTTATGAAGATGAATATTCCATTTCCTAAACACCGCGAACATCTAAATTTTTCCCACGGTAACAAGGGTACGCCCGATTATAAGAAGCTGATTAGTCAGTGTAAGAATAATGGGAAATGCCCTGTCTCTGAGGTCATTGATTATGGTGGTGCTGGAAGTGGTAATTTCGGACATAAAGGTAGACCCGGGATAAGGGGTGGTTCTGTTAGTGTTGGCGGTGGTACTTCGGGTGGAAGTTCTGGTGGCGGTCAAAGTAGTGTTGGTACAGCACAGAGAACAGACAGCGGAACTCAAAAGACTACTGATATTGAAAGATCCGGTAACACAACCGGTGGCGGTCCTGCAATAACAACTCAAACTATAAAACAAGTAGCTAATCAATTTCCCGGTGGTAGCGGAACGCCTATAGATGATTCAGATGTTACCGATGAAGAAGCAGAGGAAATATCTCGTCAAATAGAAGCTGGTGAAATTGAGCCTGATGATGGGTCTATCTCAGACGCTATTGAAGAATTAAGGAATGCAAGAGGTATTAGTGATCCTGATATTGTTGAGCGTGGGTCTTCCGGGGAAGGTGATGACTTTACTCCTGATGAACTTGGGGTTGTTCCGGAAATACTAGAAACACCTGAAACAAGTGATTCTGCTGACCAGGAATTCAACAATGGGATAAGCATTACAGGGAGTCCCACAATACCAGATTTCTTCCCTTCTTCTCCACAAGAAGAAACAGTTGTAAGGAAAATGATAAATAATGGCGATGTTGAAGATAGTGAGGAATCAATCAAGCAAACTGTTCGCGATATGAGGGGAATCAGAAAGCAATTATTACAAATCCCTACTGATATACCGGGCAAGAATTCTGTAGGAACGGATATTATGCTCGGAGATACCCTTTCTAACGATGAAGCAGGTATTCTTACAGGGCAGATAAATAGTGGTGAAATTAAATCTGATACAAATTCTATAATTGAAGCACTTGGGAATATTCGTGGTGAGGCTATATCAATACCTGCTATTCCTGAAAATACAAAGTTAAATGAATTATCTACCAGTATTGAAACTGGCGATATAGATACAAAATCATTGGCGAAAACGCTTCGTGATGTAACTATGAATGCACTTGCTACCGGTCCGGGCTTGGCGATTGATGCAATTAGGAAGAAAAGTGATAGTGGAATTGCGGAAAAACTTGATAATGCGATAAATTCTGCTGATGTACCGGCAGAAACCTTGATAACTCTTGAATTAATGAAGGGCTCAGGTTTAACAAACGTACCTTTCTTTGCAAATATGACTGAAGGGTTACTTGAAGCGGCTTTGAGTAAAGCTCCAGATAAGATAAAAGATATTAAAAAGCAGTATAAAAGTATGATTGGTGATTTAAAAGGCGCAAATGAAACATTTATTAAACAAGTTAAAAAAGATATTGATGTTGTAAAAAAAGATATAGATGATCCTGAAGGGTTTAAAGATAGGATGCTAAAAGAGGCAAATGAGATAAAGGCTAAAGCTGCGGAATTCTTGTCAAATATGAAGGATGTGTTTACTGGTGATCAATCCCTTTCTGCTGTTATGAATGACTTAATGACGAATGAATTGACCACATCACAGTTAAAAAGGCCAACGCCATTGCCTGACACAGAAGATAGAATGTCAATCCTTGAGACGTCTTTAGCTCCTACCGAGAAATTAACTAAAGCAGAAAGTAACTTTTTACGCAATATGGTAGATGGTGGCGAAATCGCTCCTGGAAATGATGCATTTAAAGAAATATTAGATATTCTTCGTCAAGCAGTAGAGGATAATGTAAATAATGGTGGCATAGAAGATACTGAAAAGGCGAGGGAAATATATATAGACCTACTAGATAATAGGAATATAGGGCCTGATGGTAGATTAGGGTCTCCGGGCAATCCTAGAAGTACCGTTCCATTCAATAACACTGAGAATTTATACAAACTTGCTGAATCCTGCCCGGTAACTGCAGATAGTGGTTGCCCTTTGTTCCTTTCAACATTTGCAGAAAACGAAAACAAAGACATTGGCTGGATGGAAGTATTTGAATTTGATGATTCTAATGTTCTCGGCATGTTGGTTAAGAATTTCAAGAAACTTAAATCAAAATTATCGCCACCAATTAAACTTGGGCATGATGAAAGTCAGAAATTGGTACAAAACTCCGGATTCCCTTCTGCAGGATGGATTACAGGGCTGAAACGTAAGGGAACTACCAATAAATTACTTGCATATTTCTCAAACGTACCGAATCCTATAGTTAAATTAATTGAATCCGGGGCGTATAAAAGAATATCCGCAGAGATCTATAATAATTATGTAGATCCTGATACACATAAAGCTTTTGGTCCTACAATGAGGGCTGTTAGTATATTGGGCGCAGACGTACCGCGCATAAAGACTTTGAAAGACTTGGCAATTATCTATAATTCTGATGGATTGCCGTATAAAACTTTTCAGAAGGAGGAAATCGGAATGGATGTAATAATGCAGATGATTGAAGCACTTAAAGAAGAACTTTCTAAACTTGCAGGACTCGACAAAGCAGAAGATACGGAACAGGTACAGGAAGCTGTTGAAGCATTGCAGGAAAAATTCGGTGAGGCGGCAGATGCCTTTACTGCGTTAAGCGAAAGTCAGAACAAGGAAATTAATAAGCTGTTAAAAGCTAACAAGAAGAAGGTTACTCTTACTGGCAATGATCCTGACACCCTTAAACTGTCTGAAACGATAGATACTCAGGCAAGTTTGATCACTCAGCTATCCGAATCTGTGAAAACAATCGGATCTGAACTTAAAGGCGCACAGGATCACATACTTGAATCTAAAAAGGCTTCTGTTAAAGCTACTTTGAGCAAAAATTTCTCTCCTGCTCTTGTAGAAAAGGCAATGCCTCTTATCAATTTTTCTGAAGGTGAAGATAAAGTTGTTGATCTTCTTACCGCTATGCAAAAAATGCAGGAAGAATCAGCATTGTTCCTTAGTGAGCCGCTTGATATTGAACAGCAGGAATTCAATAGCTCAATGGGTAACGGTAACTCTGAAGATAAACTTCACAATGAGGTTACTGCTCTATCCGAAAAGGATAATTGCTCTTACAAAGTTGCATTTGATAAGTTGATGGTCCTAAAAAGCAAGTAAGCCTTTTCAGATAAATAAAATAAGTATTAATATAATTTTAGTTGTATAAAATTTAATTTCTAAGGAGTCCGATTATGTCAGTATCAATACCAATCACTGAAAATATGATGTCTTCTATCGCAGAACAGCAAACTTCCGCTTCTGCAGTAGAGGTAAGAAAGGGCTTGCCGGTTATCGGTGGTACTGTAGATAATCAAGTCAAGCCAATTGCCACAGGAACTTCAACTATCCTCGATACGATT